ACAAATTGCATCTTTACAGTGAGCGTAAAGAAGATGAAAAACCTCGTTTGTAAAATTTTTGTCTACACAACTCTGGTCATTGCTTACATTGCTTTAGCCTGTTTTGTCGCTCTTTTTGTTTGAAATGATATTGTAAATTTTGTCTTGATTTGCTAAATGTTTCAATTGCTTTACAATTTGAAACAGAATGAAACAAATAAAAACACTCAAAATTAAAGATTTAGTTCCTTTCGACCGAAACCCGCGCAAAAATGACGCGGCAGTCGATCGTGTCCTAGAGTCGCTCAAAAACAACGGCTATGTTGCTCCAATCATCGTTTCTGAGGTAGGTGCGCCATTTCAACAGCACGTCGTTTGTGTCGGCCATACTCGACTTAAGGCGCTCAAAAAGTTTGGCGCGAAAGAGGTGGACTGCATCGTTCATTCTTTCGAGAGTGAAGCGCAATTCATTCGTTACAACATCGAAGATAATAAAACTTCGGAATTTGCAGATTGGGACGAGCAATCGCTTGCTGATCTTAGCGCTGAGTTTGATATTGATTTGGACGGAATGGGATTTGATTTTGATGAAAAAAATGTTGATGACGATCATCTTCCTATTGATGATAACGTTTCAAACGATGAAACTATGCACATCTGCCCAAAATGCAATTTTAAATTCAAGGACAATTAGATGACATTTGTAAAAGGAGATCCCAGAATAAACAAGAAAGGCAGACCAAAAAAGTGTCAAGGTCTAGTCTCACTCATGGAGGAGATACTTCAAGAGAAAGCTGGCACAGGGTCGGACATGACGAAGCTTGAGGCTTTGTGTCGCAAGCTCATTAAGCTAGCATTTGATGGAGATATGCCTGCGCTTAGAGAGGTTTTGGACAGGACTTACGGCAAGCCTCATCAATCAATAAAATCGACTGGAAATCCTATTACTTTGATTTTGAATAAGGACGATTCTAATCTCTAATATTCTTCAAGATGATGAAGTGAATCATCAAGAAAAGCCTTTTGAATTTTCAGAGCGGCAGATTGAGGCGAGAGCGCTTATGTCGAATTATTCTGATTTTATGCTTTTCGGCGGTTCAAGGTCTGGTAAAACGTTTCTTGCTGTTTATGCCGTTTGTGTTAGAGCACTAAAGGCGCCAGACTCAAGGCATGCCATAATGAGGTTTAGATTCAACGCTGTAAAGGCATCTATCTGCTTTGATACTTTTCCAAAAGTGATGAAACTTTGTTTTTCTGGAGTTGCTTATGATATGAGTAGAACCGACTGGGTTTGTAAATTTGGTAATGGCTCTGAAATCTGGTTCGGTGGATTAGACGATAAAGAAAGATCAGAGAAAATTCTAGGTCAAGAGTTTGCTACAATATACTTAAACGAATGTTCTCAAATCTCTTGGTCATCTGTCGGATTAGTCAAAACTAGGCTAGCACAGAATTGCACTCAAGAAGATGGGCGCCCTCTTGTGCTTAGGATGCTTTACGACTGCAACCCACCAGATAAAAACCACTGGACATACAAAACATTCATTCAAGGCGTTGATCCAGATACGAGAGAACCAATCAAAAACTTTGTGAGATATGGGAATATTCAACTCAATCCAAAGCACAATATAAAGAATCTTCCACCTGACTATATCGAAAGATTAGAGGGGCTACCATCTTATTTGCGTCAACGATTTTTAGAAGGAAACTTTAAAGATGCAAATCCAAACGCGTTATTTCCAGAAGCTACAATTGATAAATGGAGGGTAGAAGATCAAGCCTCATTGCCAACAATGGCAAGGTTAGTTATTGGAGTAGACCCATCAGGTGCAGACGATGACAACAACGAAGGAAACGACGCCATTGGTATTTATGCAGCAGGATTAGGCGTTGATGGTGTAGCATACTTAATCGAAGACGGCACAGTAAAAGCGGGGCCTAGCATATGGGGTAAGATGGCCGTTTCAGCGTATCATAGGCATGGTGCTGGTCTGATGGTTGGAGAACAAAACTTTGGCGGTGCGATGGTCAAATTCGTCATTCAGACGATAGACAGAAGCGTGAATTATCAGATTGTCACAGCATCAAAAGGAAAGATGCAGCGCGCAGAGCCTTTTTCACCTCTTTTTGAAGATGGTAGAGTGAGAGTTGTTGGGAGGCAAATAGAATTTGAGGAAGAGTTGACAGGATTCTCAACAAACGGATACACAGGCGCAAAGTCACCGAACCGAGCCGATGCTGCTTTTTGGTGCTTGGCTGCTCTATTCCCATCAATAGTAGGTCAAAAGGCACAGCAAAAGAAAGACGTTGAAGTTTTTAAGACAACAAGCAAGTGGGGGCGTTAAAATTTCCTAATGTACCGACTCAATTATAATTTTATTAAAAAAAAAGGTCTAAGATGATAGAACAAACTGCAAAGCTAAAAAAAATACATTCTGAGGCGATGATTGAGTTCAATGCAATTCAAGACGCTGTTGCAGACGATAGGCGACAATGTCTTGAAGATAGACGCTTTTGCTTCATAGCTGGTGCTCAATGGGACGGCTGGATCGGTGAGCAGTTTGAAAATAAGCCTAGATTTGAATTGAATAAAATTCATTTAGCGGTTATACGAATTATAAATGAATTTAGAAATAATTCATTAACAGTTAATTTTTTAGGGAAAAACGAGAATGGAGATAAAAACGCAACCTTTGCAAATGATTTATATCGAGCTGTAGAACAAGATTCTGTTGCTAGTGAGGCTTACGACACAGCGTTTGAAGAGTCCGTAATGGGCGGCATTGGTGCTTTTAGAATGCGGGCTCGATATGAAGATGAAAACGATCCAGAAAACGAGGAACAGACTATTTGCATCGAACCAATCACTGATGCGTGCTCAAACGTATTCTTTGACTTAGGTGCAAAGAGAAAAGACAAGTCTGATGCTAAACGATGTTATTTTCTGGTTTCAATGACGAAGGCAGACTACGAGGACGAGTTTGACGACGATCCAACATCTTGGCCAAAAGAGATTCAAAGCGATACAGATTTTTCGTGGGTGAATGATGACTCAGTTTTTGTGGCTGAACACTATGTTACAGAATACAAGCCTATGAAAATATTTAAGTATAAAGGACTTGACGGCAAAGAGGAAAGTTACACAGAAGAAGACTTTGAAAACGACGAGACTTTAGAGGAAACCTTAAACGCTGTCGGAACAAAGCTAATCAGTGAGCGCACAATCAAAACAAAAAAGATTCACAAATACATTTTATCGGGTGGGGGTGTTCTTGAGGATTGCGGAATAATTGCAGGCTCGGAAATTCCAATCATTCCAGTTTATGGCAAGCGTCAGGTAATTGACAACATAGAGCACTGCATGGGTCACGTTCGACTAGCGAAGGACGCCCAAAGGCTCTACAACATGCTCAACTCTTTACTATCAGAAATTGCCGCTCTATCACCTCGTGAAAAGCCTATTTTTGCGCCTGAGCAGATTGACGGATTTCAAACCATGTGGAGCGATGACAACATAGAAAACTGGCCTTATTTACTCGCGAATCCAATCACAGGTCCAGACGGTGAAACTATAAGCACAGGTCCAATAGGTTACACTAGAGTGCCAAATATACCGCCAGCAATGGCCGCTTTAATCTCGATAGTCGGGATCGACATCAAAGAGATTTTAGGCAATGGTCAAGACGGTGAAAAGATAGTCTCGAACATAAGCGCTAAAGCAATCGAACTCGTTCAACAAAGACTTGATGTTCACACTTTCATTTATGTTTCAAACTTTCAGGATGCTTTAGTCAGAGGAGGTCATGTGTTTTTATCCATGGCTAAAGACATTTACTCAAAATCTGGCAGAAAGGTTAAAATCAGAAACAAGTCAAATAAAAATGAAATTGTCGAACTGATGCGACCAAACATTGATAAGTATGGGGTCAAATATACTGAAAATGATATTGCTGATTCAAGCTTTGATGTAGCCGTAACAGTTGGCCCGAAGAGTGATTCACAACGAGCGGCAACAGTGCGAGCATTGAGTACAATGGCAGCGACTACTCAAGAACCAGAAATGGCAATGATTCTAAACGCTCTAACGCTTATGAATATTCAAGGCGATGGTTTAGAAGATGTTCACGAATATTTGAGGAAGAAAATGGTAAGAATGGGTGTATTGACGCCAACTGATGACGACAAAGAAGAAATGAAAGCAGAAGCCGAAGGACGTACTGATCCAAATGCGCAATATCTAGCCGCCGCCGCAGAAGAAGCCACAGCAAACGCGGCACAGGCTAGAGCACAGACCATTAAGACCATTGCTGATGCTGAGAAAGCTAAGGCTGACACAAAACTAAAAGAAGCACAGACAGTTGAAACAATCGCAGGAATAGAACGCGAAGACATCCAATTGGCTGAAAACCTTTTAAACCAAAACACAAACCAAATTAATTAAGGACAAAGTAATGGATAAAACGAAAGAAGAACTAGGCACGGAATTTATTGAAGATCAAGAGATTGACGAAAAAGACCAAGAAGATCAAGAGTCCGAAGACGCAGAAGGCGATCAAGAAGATCAGCAAGAAGAAACTGATGAACAGGAGCACGAAGAAGAAGATACAGAAAACAGCGCAGACGATGACGAAGGGGAGGTAATTGTCTCAATTGGTGATGAAAAAATTGAAGAGGAAAAAAAAGCTCCTGCTTGGGTTAAGGAATTAAGAAAATCAGTTCGAGAAAAGGATAGAAAAATAAAAGAGCTTGAAAGTAAAATCAATCAATATCAACCAAAAGAACAATCACAAACAACGGTTTTAAGACAACGCCCGAAACTATCTGACGATAATATCGACTTTGATGAGGACAAGCTAGATGCTGAAATGGAGAAGTGGGTAATAGAGAAATCTAAGCATGAAGAACACAAAAGAAAGCAACAGGATCAGGCCGAACAGCAGCGTTTAGCTTTTCAAGGTAAGATTGATTCTTATACTTCTGCAAAGAAAAGCTTAAAAGTAAGTGATTTTGAAGACGCCGAAGAAGTAGTATTGCAGAGCTTTAGTGATGTTCAACAAGGCATCATCCTGCAATACTTTAAAAATCCGGCTGTGCTCGTGTATGCGATAGGCAAGAGTAAGACTCGTGCTGATGAGCTTGCGAAGATTAGCGATCACGTTGAGTTTGCGATAAAAGTAACTGAACTCGAAAGAGAATTGAAGATTATGCCAAAAAAGACATTGCCAGCGCCTGAACGTACATTGAACGCCAGCGGCAAGCGTGTTTCGGTAGATTCAAAACTTGAGAGTTTAAGAGCGAAAGCCGACAAAACAGGGGACTATACGCAACTCATAGCTTATAAGCGAAGTATACAAACATAAACTTCATACACTTATAATCTAGGAAAACAACAAAATGTCGAACGACTTTACAAAAGAAGAAAAAGTCCTTTGGGAGGACTACGGAGCAGCTTTTGAAGACGCTCTCTCAATGACCAATAAGGTCTCCAAATTAACTGTGTCAAGTGCAAGCTTAGAGCGTGCTGGCGATGTTGTTTGGGAACCTCAACCATACATTGCACTGTCTTATGATGGCATGGATCAAACTGGAAATTTTCAAAGCATGACGCAACTTGCAGTTCCTGCAACATTGGGTTTTGAAAAAGTTGTGCCTTGGATTATGAATGCAAGAGAAGCTAGAGATGCAGTTCAAAACAAAACCTTCGGTGAAACTGCACGAAATAGAATCGCATCAGACATTAACCGAGCTGTTCTTGATGTAGCTTGCAATCAAGGATCTCTTGTCGTCCCAGTTGCTACCGCTGCTGGCGATTACGACGATATTGCTTTGTGTGACTCTATGATGAATGAACAAGGCATACCTATGCTTGATCGTTATCTATGTTTATCTAGCCGAGATTATAACGGCATGGCGTCAAATTTAGCCGTTGCCACTCGTAGCTTTGGAAATAAAAAGTCAGAGCAAGCTTATGAAAAAGGCTATGTCGGTGAAGTTGCCAATTTCATGACTTCTAAAATGGACTATGCAAATCGTATTGCTGCCGCTGGTGGTGGTGCTGGTTTAACCATTGATAACAGAACGTCCGCAGTGAACTATCATACACCAAAAGCAAAACAAGCTGCAACAACTGGTGAACGATCAAACTATGACAACAGATTCCAAACCATCACTATCAGTTCAACTGCTTCCGTTGCTGCTGGTGACGCTTTTACTGTAGCTGGCATTTACGCTGTTCATCATGAGACTAAGCAATCAACTGGAGAATTAAAAACTTTCCGTGTGATTTCTGTCCCAAACTCTACGACTCTCGTTATTACTCCAGCTATAGTTTCTGGTCAAGGTGGTACTGATGCAGAACTTCAATACAAAAACTGTGTCGTATCAACTGAGTCTGCAACCGCTGCAATCGTGTTTTTAAACACAACTGCGGCTAATATCAATCCATTTTGGTATAAAGATTCAATTTGTTTAGTGCCCGGTCATTATCAAGTTGAAGCTGGTTCTGGGGTTGGTGTTTTGAAAGCAACAACTATACAGGGCATTGAAATCGTGATGACTAAGTTTTTCAACAACAAAACTTACAAATACGAATATCGTTTAGATGCGCTCTATGGCGTTGTAAACAAAGCGCCTGAAATGTCAGGCATTCTCATCTTTGGCCAAGTTTAATTAGAGGTTCATCAAATGGCAAATACTAAAGTTTATTCAAATGGTCTCTCTGGGAACGTCACAGTCCCAGCGGCCGAGTCTATTGCTGTCCGCAGCTTAGGAGGCGAAGTTCAAGTTTATAGGGTTCTTGGTTATCCCAATTTTCCAGATACACGGTCTCTAGTCGGTACTGTAGCGAGCGGCACTGAAACGGTTTTCGGATCGTACTCATCAGGCGCGACTATTGAAATCGAAGCTGGTGCAGGCGGTGCTCTGTATGCCGTAGGTGTCGGCCCAAAAGTTGGACCAGAAGGGTTTGCTAGTGAGCAGGGAACTCCTGGCACATTAAACGCGACTGGAACCCTAACCGCTGCTTTGATTCTTACTAGAATTGTAACCTCTACTTCTGGCGCTGCTGTTACGGCAACTCTAGACACTGGAACTGTAATGGATGCCGCTGTTCAAATGTCAATCGGTGATTCATTTGATTGGACTGTAATCAATACAGGTGGAAACACTTTCACTGTAACGGCGGCAACTGGTCATACAATTGTTGGCGTCGCTGCTGTTTTAACTGTGACTTCTGCCCAGTTTAGAACTCGCAAAACTGCTGCTAATACTTTTGTGACTTACAGAATATCGTAAGTTGCTATAATTTTAAAGGGGTGGTTTAGACCACCCTTTTATTGATCTTAAAAAGGAAAAAGATGGCTAAACATTTAATTTATATTTGCCCCGGTATTCATCGTGGACCGTTTGGCTCGACGTATAGCTTCAAAGAAGTTGTTGGAGACGATGCTTTAGAGTCTGCTTTAGAATCAGGATATAGTGCAACATTGATTGAAGCTTACAACAAATTCAAGGGGATTGTTGAATTTCCAAAAGTAAAAGCGAAAGAAGTAAAAGCGAAAAAAGAAGATATACCTAAGCAAGAGCTAAAACTGAAAAATGATGATTTCGACTTGGCAGGCTTGAAAGAAATTGAATCCGACAAGCTAAATTTTGATTGATGAGCTACACTAAGCGCCAGTTTGTTTTAGCGGCTTTTGAAGAGATAGGAAAAGCCTCTCATGTTTTTGACTTGCAGCCAGAAGATTTACAATCGGCTCTAAAACGACTGGACGCAATGATTGCGAAATGGCAAGGCCAAGGTATTAAACTTGGTTATCCGATGCCGACAAGTCCAGAATTAAGCGATCTAGACACGGAAACAAACGTTCCAGATTCTGCAAATGAAACGATAATCACCTCTCTTGCTATACGCTTGGCACCATCATTCGGGAAGACTGTGACTAGAGAGACAAAAACAACAGCCAAACAAGGATACGATATACTTCTGGCTAAAGCGGCTGTTCCTCCAAAAATGAATTTCCCAATGACATTACCAGTGGGTGCAGGGAATAGATCAAGACTTGGCGACAGAAGCAAATATTTCAATCGAGTGAACAATGAA